GCCCGTGATATCCAGATTCCAATTGTCAAGCGTGTTCTTGTTCTGATGGGTCGAGACCGTCTTGTTCCGTCGGAGATCCTCAAGCTTGTCGAAGGACAGGGCCCATTGAATCTTAAGGTTCGAACGGGACTAGAGGCTCTCAACCGAGAAGTGACCAATAGTCAACTCTCTCAGTGGGCTGTAATGGTCGGACAAATGCAAGCCGTTCAGCCGTATATCGACTGGTATGGATGGGCAATCAAGTGGACCTCGAGCTTTGGTCTGGAACCTGTGGGTCTTGTCAAGACACCTCAGCAGCTCCAGGAAGAGCAACAGGAAGCAGCTCAGCAATCCATTCAGGCTATGGCTTCTGAGCAGATGATCAGCAGTCTTGGTTCTATGGCTGAAACAGGAGCCAAGGCCGCCATGCAAGGTAACAATCAATGAGCGAAACTGAAAATACCCCCGAGGTTGACGTTGACCTTAACAACGTCGAGACGTTTGCACGAAGCAATCCCGGAAGTCTGCCTCCGCAGTTCAAGGGAGATCCTGAGAAGTTCATCAAGTCTTGGAAGGATATGCGATCCGAGATCACCAAGCTTCAGCAAGCAAAGAAAAACACCCCTCCTGAGATCGAATCTCAGGACCAACTTCCCGAAAAGGAAGTTTCTACGCCTAATGACCTTAACATCCCCGAGAAGCCGACTCAACTTTCCGAAGATGAGTGGAACAAGTGGGGCATGGAGGTCTCGAGCACCGGAAACCTCAGCCAGGATACTAAGACGGCCATTAAGGCACGGTTCGGCATTCCCGACCAGATCCTAGATACCTATGTTGATGGAATCCGAGCTAGGCAGCGTCAGCTAGCGACCGAGGCGGCTGGTGTCGTCGGTGGCCCTGAGGAGTTGAATAAGATCATCCAATGGGCCACCGACAACCTGCAGGAAGATGAACGCGCAGCCGTCAATGCGTCGTTGAAGCAACCTGGATGGCAGAATGTGCTGCTGGGTCTAAAGACCCGCCGCAACATGCAGAACCCAGAGCCAAAGAACCGCATCGTCGGATCTTCTGGGGTTCCAGCCGGAATTAAGCCGTTTGCCAGCAGTAAGGAAATGGTTGCTGCCATGCGAGATCCTCGCTACAAGTACGATAGCGAATACCAGAACTATGTTCAGGAACGCGTTCGCATCACTGGATACACCAAGAATGATTAACGAAATCAAGAAGTACATCAAGGATGTGCCTCATGCCGCGTTTATTGTCGGCATCATTGTAGTTGCATTTGCTGTTCTCATGATTCTGCAGGGATGCAACCTTGCATCGTTTGTGCAGGTCAATGTTCCAGCTCCAGTCAAGACTGCCGTGGGCATCGCCCCGAGTGACAAGGTTACTCTTGACAATGCGGACATCGTGTGGGAGGATTGGCTTGCATATGTCAACTCCAACACCAAGAAGTTCGAGTCGGCTATTGAAGACGCCAATGAACGATATGCAACCATCCGAAATCTAACCGACATGAGCATTGGCATCATTGGTCAGGAAACGGCTGGGATTCCAGGCGGTGCAATCTTGATGTCTGCTATTTCCCTTGTCGGTGGAATTCTTCTCAAGCGCCCAGGCGAAGACGCTCGAGTTGCAAAGGAAAAGCAGGATTCGTACAACAAGGGCCTTGAAGTCGGGTCCACCATCAATAAGACTTAACGCACGGTTCGCCGTGCTGGCCAATGATCTAATCAAGATCCCGTTGATCGGGTATGGGGGTATCGAATCCCCCTTGGCTTTTCCAAAGCAGAGACCGTCCGGACCCCGCATGGTGCGGGACAATCCTCGAGACGACAATCAACGCAGAGGCGGTTTAACAATGTTCTAATGTAAGAAAGATAGATAGATGGCTAATACCAATCTCATTCGTTTTGGCTCTAACTTTGCCAATGCTACCCCCACTCCCTCGGATATGTGGCTCCCCGTCTATGGCGGCGAGGTTCTCACTGCCTTCCAGGAGTACAATCAGTTCCTTGATAAGGTCAACTACAAGACTCTCACCAGCGGCACGACGATGAAGTTCCCCGCTACGTGGAAGATTGGATCGGAATACCACGAAGCCGGTACCGAGCTGCTTGGCCTTGATGTCGAGACCAAGGAGTTTTCAATCAGCCTGGATGACCGTCCGCTGGTCGCTCACTTCGAGGTCGATGACATCGACACCGCCATGTCGCACTTTGATGTCCGCAACGAGCTCGCAAGCGAAACTGGTCGCGAACTTGCCCGTCAGATGGATCGCAAGATCTGCGCCCTTCTGATCAACGCTGCTCGTACCACTGCTGACGGTGGAGCTACGGCGCGAAACTCGTTCCCCGCTGGTGGTAACGTTCTCGTCGGTATTGAAAGCTCGGCTGGTTCTCTTACTGGCTATACTGATTTTACTGTCACCGGTGGTACTCCTTCGACCTGGGGTACGGAAGCAAACGCAGCGGCGTTTATTGAATATGTCGGTGATGTCTGTCAGGTTATGGATCAGAACGACGTTCCTGTGAATGATCGTGTTGCTATTATTAACGTTCCTCTGTACTACGCTCTTCGTAGGCTGGGTCTCCCGTTTAGTAATAGCGGTACTGCTACTAACCTTGACAAGCAAGCACTTTGGGGTCGTAATGATACAAGCGCTGCCGGCCCACGCATTCAGGATAGTCAGGGCTACCAGCTCCCGATTGATGTGCTTGGCGTTCCCGTGTACTGCTCGAATCACGTTCCCTCGTCTAACATCACGACTGGTCCTACCAAGTACCAGGGTGACTTTTCTAAGTCGGGTGGCGTGATTTTCCAGAAGACCGCTATCGCTGTTCTCCAGATGATGGGCGTTCAGAGCGAGAAGTTCCGTGACGTTCGTCGTCAGTCGGATTTTATGGTCTCGAAGATGCTGATGGGCGGCGGTGTTCTCCGTCCGTACTGCGCGTTCGAAGTCCTTGCCGACTGATAGTTAGTAATTGACTGAACAAGGGGCCCTTCGGGGCCCCAACTTTTAAGGAGTAAAAATGCCTAGTAATTCTACTACGCTTAATCCGTTTTCCACCGCCTCTTCGTTTGCTCCGGGTTTTCGCGGAAGCCTTAACGACTCGTTTCAGGTTTCTCTTCCTGTGACTGCAGCGGCTGCTGTCAGTCTTCCTAAGATTGAATCCTATCCGGCTACATTTGTGGCAGTTCCCAATGGAGCACGTACGCTTGATACCATGGGTTTTATGACCGCGGTCGATGCTAGCACCGTTGTTGTTCATGGAGCAACCACTGGATTTTCCACTTCAGCTTCGTCTACTGCAGATCATGTGGTGATTTCTATTTCTAGTGGCGTTATCAGCATTACCAATGCATCTACCGCAGCAGCTACCGCAGCGGTGACTTATTCTGTTACTCGCATTAACTAAGGAATACCATGCCTTTGACTTCTACTGGAACTGTTAATCCTACCTCTACGATTACGGTGGCCCAGCCTGATCTTCGTGGTGGTCCGGTTTCCTCTAACGCTGTTGATTTTACGCTTACCGCTGGTACTTCGTATACTACAGCTCAATTGGATACTGATTGTTTTCCAGCTGTGTTTGCTATTGCAGCCCGAAACGTTACTACTGCTGGAAATCAAGCAGCTTCTGGATTCATTTATATGAATTCTGCTACTTCAACTCCACTTGTTACGTCGGCTAATGCTGTTGTTGTTGGAACTCCAGCCGCCGACCAGCTTGGAATCACTCGGTCTAATCGTTCTCTTGTCATTACGACCCTTGCCGGAAGCGCTACTTATGCTGTCCGCCTGACTCGTATTCTCTAATGTCCCTTTGGGGAATTTCGCTCCCGTCCCTATGCGTTGAAAGACGCATGGGGATTTTAACTTGAGGTAATCATGGGTGCTCTTTCAAAACTCGACGCAGTAAATCGTATTCTTCGCGCATCGGGCGAGTACCCGGTGTCAACTCTTTCCGTTACTGGCTCCAACGACGTTACCCTTGCAATTCAGACTCTTGACGAAGTAGCTCTACAGTGCCAACTCACTGGACTGAACTGCAACACGGTTGACAAGGAGGTTCTTCCTGACATCAACGGAAGAATCTGGATTCCAGACAATACGTTGTCCGTCGACACTATTGGAACCGATTACAGCCGGAATCTTGTCCAGCGTGGACGAAATCCTACCTATCTGTTTGACGTCGACAACAATACGGAAGTCTTCACGGTAGGAACCGCCATCAACGTTCGAATCACAACCTCGCTTGAGTTTGAATCTCTTCCGACTGCAGAGCAGTTTGAGATCGTCGATCAGGCGGCTCGAATGTACCAGATGGCTACCGTTGGAGAGGCAGCCCAGGACAAGCTGCTGCAAGAAATTGCATTCATGTCTCGAGCCAAGAGTCGAGCCGCAGACATGCGTTCTCGCGACGTCTCGGCGTTTACCAGCAATACAAAGAGCGCGTGGCCTACTATTGGAGCGCGTAGAACCCAAGGACCCTTCTAATGCTTCAGCGCATTGTCATTCCGGATCTTACTGGTGGAGTATCGCGACAGCCAGATGGACAGCGGTTTCCGACCCAGGTAGAGGAAGCCGACAATGTATTCTTGCACCTGAGCAGGGGCATGGAGAAGCGTTGTGGCTCAGTCTTGGTTGCAGATCTTCCTAATCTTGCAGCGGATATCTTTGTCCACTGGATTGAACGAAGTAGTACGGATAGGTTCATCATGGAATTCCATGATCATCCTAGTACTCCTCTTCATATCAGAAATCTCAATGGAGCTAACTGTACCATTACTTATGTTGGTACCGTTGCGGAACAGAATGCCCTCAAGGACTATCTGCATACTTCAAGTTCCAACATTCGAGCCGTCACTATTGACGATACTACTATTGTCGTCAATAAGTCTGTTACTGTTGATCTTGCTCCAACTACTGCACTTAGTTACACGTTTGGTGGAACCGCTGTAGATACTTCCGGTAATGCCCACAACAAGGCATCGTGGGAAGAATTTAATCTTCCTCCTAGCGTTATCAGTGAATATTGGTATGCACAGAACGATGCACTTGGACATCCATCCGGATGGTACCAGTCAATTTCTATTACCACTCAACCATGGTACCAGCGCGTTCAGACTCCAATGGTGGATTCCACCATTGACAAGACAACCGCTCCTATCATCATTGTGCAGACAAGTTCTAATTCATTCGAAGTCCGCCACATTCCGTGGGTTCCGCGATTCAGCGGAGATAGCCTGACCAACCCAGGACCGTCGTTTGTCGGCGGTACTATTACCGATGTTTGTGTGCATCGAAATAGGTTGTGGTTCAGTTCAGGTGAGAATGTCGTTGGATCAGCGGTTGGTGACTTCTACAACTTCTGGCTGGATTCGTATGCTGGCGTTGTCGACTCAGATCCGATTGATGTAAAGTTGTCATCGTCTCAGGTTACTGAGATTCTGTGGATGGCTTCCTTTCAGCGCAGCATCGTTGTATTCACTCAGAATGGCCAGCAGTATGAGATCCGGGCCCAAGACGCCTTGACTCCGACTACGGTATCTGTTATTCCGTCTACAACATACGCTTCCCCTGTAATTAGACCGTCGGTGATTGGATCTCAGCTCTACTGGGCGGCTCCAAAGGGTCCTAATTCTCAGGTATATGAATACATTACGGATGAAGGGGCCGCTCAGTCGTCGGCAACGGATACGGCAGCTCATGTAGATGGATTCATCCCCAGTGGTATTCTTGAACTAAAGGCATCTCCATCCAACGATATTCTTGTGATGCGCACTGCTACTGAGTTCTACGTGAACTTCATGTTCTGGCAGGGTACTAACAAGATTCAATCAGCGTGGACAAGTTGGTCATTCCAGGATGATCCCGATATTCTTACCAGGACCATTGTCGGAATGCACGTTATTGATGACAATCTATACGTGTTGTCTCAAATCGACACTGGTACTTTCCAGACATATCGGCTTGAACGAATTCCTTTGCGACATTCAGATGCGTTGCCGTCTTATACTCCCAGGTTTGATCTATTCGTAGAGGCAAGCGGAGGGGTGTTCAACGGAACGACCAAGCGTACTACGTTCACCGTTCCTTTCATGGTTCCAGACATTGATTCAGTGTTTCTTGGATCAGCGTGGGGTAATCAGGAAGGTGTACGGTACGCTCCATTTAGCGTCACTACGGATGGCACCAACACGGATATTGTGGTCACAGGAAAGCTTGATGCTCATCCTGTATATATCGGCGTTTCGTTTAACATGCTTGTGAAGATGTCCAAGCAATATATCAGGGATCAGCAGAACATTCCAGCCGTAGGAGCGCTGCAGCTAAAGCAATGCTCCGTCTATCATCGTAACACTGGTTATTTTACATTCACCGTTGATCCTCGGACGTCTCCTGCCTCAGATCGTGTATACAAGTACACCGGAAAGAGCCTAGGAGCCATTGGGTTCATCACCAATCAAAATACGTTGTCTGACAAAGACATGCATAATTTCAAGATCATGGGTAGCAGCGGAAACGTTGACTTGTTCATCAAGTCTGATAGTCCCGCTCCTGTCAATGTGACTGGTCTTGAGTTTGTAGTAGATTTTGTCCCAGGCAAGAGAAGCGCAGCGAGTACATAATGGCTATTGCACCAGAAATTATTCTTCTTACTGCTGCAACTACCGCTGCTTCTGTTGGTAGCGCGGCATATTCCAATAAACAGGCCAAGGAAGCAGCCGAATATCAAAATCGCCAACAAAAGTTGGCCTATGAAAAGACGCTTGCGGTCGGCCGCGAACAGGGAGCTATTGCTGCCTTGGAAAAGCGACGTCAACTGCAGGGTCGCTATGATGCCTATCGCGGTGCTCTTGAGGCGTCAGCTGCAGAGCGTGGTGTATCAAACAGTAGGAGCACACAGGCGCTTGCATCCAGTCTTGGAATCCAAGCAGCCCGTGAGTCCGCTCGTATATCTCTTGAAGAGCGTCTCAATATGCAGAATTTGTCTATCAGCGCAATGCCTCAGTGGCAGGTTGCTCCTCAGAGTTCTATGCTTCTTTCTGGAATCCAGGGAGGATTGCAGGGTCTTTCAATGGGCATGTCGTTGATGCAAGGTCAGCAGGGTCTCGACATCAACCGTGCCGTCGCCCGTGCTCAGGGCATTCAAGTCTAAGGAGTACAGATGCCTAGGGAATACAAGTCAACGGCAGGTCCTGGTTATCAGAATCCTCTCGGATTCAGTCAATCTGATCTGAATGTCTCTACTCCACGGTTTGTAGCGCAGATCGCTGTTGCTCCTACTGAAAATCCTTTTGAAGCACTTCAAAAGATTCTTGGCCTCACTGTCGACATTGCCGGTCGTGCTACTTCCATGGCAAGTCAGGAAATCGAAGGAAAGATCAGCTATCAGAGGGCTTTGGAAGCCCGTCAAGAGCAAACCAGGATTGAGACGAAGCGTACAGAAGCAGAAGCCGCCGCGTCCTGGGAAGCTACCCGTCGTCTTAAGCTGCAGCAGGCTACGTCTGAGGAAGCCGTAAAGGCCATTCGAGAAGAGGCAACAAAGGATATTCCTGGAGCCTCGACGCAGATGATTGAGTCTCAGGCTCAGGTCGCTGTTGCCGCTTCATCTGTATCCAATCAATTGCGTATAGCAGCTGACAGGGAGATTCTTGACGCAACTAAGGCAATGGTTGCTACAATGTCGGACTCCATTGGCAGCGCTTATATTGCAAACGATATTGATGGTCTTGACGGTATTGTAAAGACTCTATCTGATCGACTTAAGTCTGAAAAAGATCCCGATAAGATCTCTGAGCTGAATAAACTTCGAAATGAAGCGTTTGCTCGCGTCTCGTCACTTCGTGAAAAGGCCGATACAAACCTTAAGACAGAAGAACGAGCAGCAGCTATACTTGCAAAGGATATGACCGATAAAGCCGTTACTCCAATTGTAAACGGCTTGTTTGCTGATATTCCAGCGTTTATGGCTGGAATTAAATCGGTTTCTGATGAAAGCCTTACGGCAGCTGTGTTTGATTATGTCCGAGATTCCATGTTGGAAAAGAACCCAAACATGGCATCGGTTCTTATTTCCGGATCTGATGAAGAACAAAGTGCCGTATCGTCGGCAATTCTGGATAAAATCCAGCCGTTGATTGCCAGAGCCGCTGAGATTAGAACCAGGCAAAATCAATTCAAATCTAATGAAATTTTGGTTAACAGCCTGGCCCATGATGCTTATGTAAATGGTTTTGACAGTGCTTTTGCAAAAGCCACAACCGATCCAGAACTAGCCAGTTCAACGTTAAAGTCAAAGGCAATTCAGGAAGTCATCAGAAATGCCATTGATAGACACGGTTCAGATGATATTGCCAGAATTAACGAAGCAAAGCGAGCAATTGATACAACCCAGGATCGTGATGTTACGATTGTAGCCAACCGCGAAATTCGAGCTGCAACTACACGTATTGAACAAGAATTTGTTCTTAATCGTCAGACTATTCTAGAGGAATCGTCTAGGCTTGGGCCTGTGTTCAATGTAGACGACGAAGCAGTTGGTTGGGCCAAGCTGTATCCAAACCAAGAGTCTTTTGTCAATTTTGTTCTTTCTAAGGTTGGAACAACCCTAGAGAACTTCCGAACTGATCCTTCTATTCAGGAAGTGTTCGGTCCAATGGTCAGTCGTCTTGTAGCCCAATATGACAGGGACTACGAGAAGACTAAGAACAACATTGAGGCCAGTGATATTAGGTTCAAGCGTGAAGACGCCGCCAGCCGCCGTCTTATGACGGTAGAGCAGGGCTTTAAGCACTCAGATGCAGCAGCAGCAATCAAGGATGGCTCCTATAAGAAAATGAACGTGGAGCAACTTGAATCTCTGTTTGCCGATGGTCTTCAGGGTTATTCTAACACCGGAACGCCAAAGGAACTCACAGATATTGTTATTGACGGATATGCCAGTGCTGAGAATTTCAACGCCGTAAAGGCGTATTGGAATATCATGTCACAAAGCAATGATCCTACTGTCCGCATTTCCGTTGCCACAAATCCTAAGTAT